TCCCCACCCTATCCCCTCTCCCCCCTTTTCAGGAATGTTTGTTTTAGGGAAGAAGGTAGGGCAGGAGAGGCAAACCTAAAAAACAGTAGCGACATCAGCAACTTACCACTGCCCCCCTTTGAGCCATTTTTACCCACTACTATGTGGCCACGTGGCACACTGAGGGGCAAACCAGGCTCATTTCGCCTACTTTCAGGCGTTTTGCCATACCCTTTACCAAAAACCGAAAGGTGTGGCAAAAAGGTAGACGTGGGTGGCACTGTAAGGTATGGATACCCCTATTGGAGGTGATTTTGTCCTTTAAGAGCGGTATTCGTGACGTATCCAACGCTGTCTTGACAGACCCAGTGTTCAGCGGTCGGCTGTCGTATCAGCTGACTGGTGCTGGGCAAGCTCGTCTGTACTGGCGTGGCCGGGAGATGACTGAGATTGACCTGGCCAGGATGGTTCTGTATCTGTACGACAAGCACAGTGTGAATGCGCACCCTGACATCGTGAGACTGGGGCTGTTGACTGGTGCGGAGAAGAGGAGCTCCAAGCACAAGCGCAAGCGGGATGCTCACCTGGTTCCGGACGCTGGCCTGGTGGCTGCGGTCGAGGACTACACCGACCTTCGCGCGCGAGCGGGTATGACGGTGGGTGACGTGCTGCTTGCGGTGGGAGACTACCCAGTGGTCCAGGCTGTGAGCTCATTGAAGCAAAGAGAGATGATGGTCGCCGCTGCTCTGCGCGAGCTCGGTTGGTACCCCAAGCGAAACATGCGCGACGGGGTTCGGGCGACCCGGTGGTACCGCAACAAGGCGGAAGGGATACAAGCCGTGGCCGAGAATCCATTCGGCCTGGAGGAGTGAGACAATGAGAACGACTGACTACGACCTGGTGGAATGCGCGATGGCTGGCAGCATGCTGGCCTGGCTGGTGGCATGTGTGGCAGTGGGTACCGGTGCCTTGCTTGACACCGTTATCCGCCTTGGTTACTACTAATAGGTCAGGCATTCTGACAAGACACACAACAACGAGAGACCCATGACCCGCAACGAACTGTTCGAGCTCATCGAAGCCGTTGACCACTCTATCGTGTCAGCCGTGCAAGACGACCCGCCTGCCGATTGGAGGGAGAGTCTTGAAGACGCCCGCGACGCGCTTGAGGCAATCAAGCAATCCGAGTGCCAAGGCATCGCTTTGATGGAAGGAGGCCAGTCATGACCCGCGACGAACTGTACGAACTCCTTGTGGAAATCTACGAGCATCTGGATGAGGCTACGGTAGAACTCGGACATGTGTTCGACTTGCTGGGCACATCGAAGTGTTCCATACCAATGCTTCTGGCCAAGTGCCCCGGAGCATCTGAAGACAAGACGCTGTGGGAACACCTGCGCGAGTCTGTCTGCCAGGCGCGTGAAAAGCTGGAGCCTGTCTACGAGGCGGCCAATACCACCGCGTGGCCCGGCCTCCCTGAGATTGAAGGAAAAGGCATCATCAAGTGCAGCAACCCAATGTGCGAGTCCCACTTCGCTGGAGACCCGACGTTCATCATCTCGGTGTATGTCGACGCTGACCGTGGCCTGACGGGCGGTCTGGAGAAGATCGACTCAAGCGAGTTCGTATGCAACGACTGCGGAAGCGATGCCGAGGGTGAAGACGAGGGCTTCCTTGAGGACAAGGTAGCTCAACACCGAGAGCGCGTGCGCCGCCGCATGAGCTCACCGGCTGCCTTCTCGAACAGCGAGATGGTCGAAGGGGGTGAGGCGTGACCCGACCCACAGACATCGTCATCCCGGTTGCTGTCTACAACGACATGCAGAAGATCATCGAGCACCACCTTTCACTACAACACAACAACGAGACCACCATGAAAGACCGAGCAATTCAATCACCCCCCGACGACTCCAGAGGACACCTTGAGAACCTGGTGAAGGACAAGGCCACGGTCACTGTGGAACTGCCTGTTCAGCTGGCTGTGAACCTCATCGCAGACGAGTTGTACGGCGACGACCACCAGGCGGCAGCCCAGGACATCGTCGGGCTGGTCGACAGCGCCATGGAGAGCCAGCACGGTGTCGATGACGACGACGTCAGAGACTACTGGAACGCCAGCAGCGGAGGTCAGTCATGATCGACCTGCAAGCAAAGCCCACCGTTCGAATCATAGAATCCGAGATCATTCACGGACACCTCATATATATGGCAGAAGTGAGGCTCGTGCTTCGCGAGGGACAAGACGAGGTCTACTTCAACAGCGGCGGCGGTTCAGAGGCGATTGCGCTGAGAAACCTGGCAAGCACACTGTTCACGGTGGCTGACCTGGTTCTCCATCTCGCGCGGCATGACGTCCCAAGTGAAGCGAAGGCAGACCGTGAGCGTGGCGCGGCCATCCAGGAGTTGTCACTCTCAATACTCGAAGGGTGTCGCGCATCAGACACCCCGGGTGGTGAGGAATGATCTTCCAAGGCGTCCGAGAAGGAACGAACCAGGCAGCCATACTTTGCTGGGCCTATACTCGACTTTACCCGGGGTCCTTGTTCACAACCGACGACGTAGTTGAACTACTAGGCCTCCGCACCAAGGAAAAGGAGACCAGCAGATCCGGCAAAGTCTTGCAGTCAGAGCCCAACAACCGAGCCAGAACATCTCTAGACGCGCTACGAAAGAAGGGCCTGCTCGTTTATGTCAACGGCAAGCGTGGCGCCAATGGCTTCACGACCTGGAGACTGGCCGACGGCGTCACGCCACTCATGCGAAGCCCGGACCAAGAGAAAGAAACCCGCTGGATGCGGAAGAGACTGGTCAACGCACTGAACGAAATCGACAGACTCAAGGCGGAAAACGCCAAGCTCGTCGGCGCAACCGAGAACCTGAACAAGGCCTTCGAAGAAGCCGAGGACGCCGGCATCGTGCTCAACGCCAAGCGCGTGCTTGAGCTCTTCGCGAGCTACGCTGTAGGAAAGATGAGGGACGAGCGATGACCGACACCCGCGCCGTGCTTGCTGGTGGATGGTACCTGCCGCCTGGCTCTCCATACCTGGGCGAGATCAAGGACACCTACAAGCTAGAAAGCCCCGAGTGGCAACAGGCCATGAGGCTGCGAAGCCAAGGCAAGAGGCTGCCTCTGCCGGAGCGCTGGGTATACGGGGCACAGCTGTTCCCTGTCTGGCATCCTTGGTACGGCGGCATCATGGTGCCGAGAGCCGTGAGCCTGGACGACTTGGACCTGGACATCACAAGGCGAACAGTGTGCGGTGACGCTGACCGCCTCGACATAGCCGACCACATCACCCTTAGGGACTACCAAAACCAGGCCGTGCAGGAGCTCCTGAACACAGGCAGTGGCCTGGTAGTGGCACCATGCGGTGCAGGCAAGACCACCATCGGCATCGGCGCAATCTCAGCACTGCCAACCAGAGCTCTGGTGCTGGTCCATACACTCGACCTTGCGATGCAGTGGGTCACCAGGTGCAAGGAACAACTGAACATCGACGCGACGGTCATCGGTGGTGGAGACAACGACGACACCGGGCGCGTGGTCGTGGCTACCATCCAGAGCCTGATTCGCTGGCGTTGGGATGAACTGTACCAGTGGGCTGTCGACAACGAGTTCGGGCTGTGCATCCTCGATGAAGCTCACCATGTACCGGCGCACACCTTCTCCCGTGTGCTCATGGCTATCCCCTCGACCTACAGACTGGGGCTGACTGCAACGCCAGAGAGAAACGACGGGCTCACCAAACTCCTGTACTGGCACTTCGGTGACGTGCTCAAGGAAATCAGCACTAAGAACATGGTGGATGCAGGACGCGTCATGGCGCCCAGGGTGGAACAACTGTTCACCGGATGGGAACCGCCAGCCACTAGAGTCGACTGGCCCATACTGATCAACAAGATGTGCGGCGACACAGATCGAAACGAGAAGATCATCGGTCGAATCTGTGAGCTCTTGAACGCAGGCCGCCAAGTGCTGGTGCTCTCCGATAGGGTAGCGCACTGTGTAGACCTGGCAGAGGAGTTGGCTGACGCAGGCTTCAGTGCCGCTGCGCTGGTCGGCACGATGTCAAAGAAGAAGCGGGCAGCTGTACTTGAGGCCGCCGACTCCGGAGAACTGCGGGCCATCTTTGCCACTACGGTTGCCGACGAAGGACTCGACCTGCCTAGCCTGGACACCGTTGTGCTCACCTCTCCAACCAAGGCGATGGGCAGAGTGCAGCAACGCATCGGGCGCATCATGCGCGTGGCCGAGAACAAGCAGACTCCACTGGTGATCGACTGTGTCGACAGATCTGGCGCACTCTTTGCGCTTTCTAAGAAACGAATGAAGCTCTACAGAGAGCTCGGATGCGAGGTTTGAATCATGGCGATTGATGTTCTACACGACAAGCGAAAGGGAATCGCAGTGTTCTACTGCAACACCACCGGCGTAGCCTTTGGCCCAGGCATTCGCGATGCACGGCACGAGATTCAGGACGATGACGCCTACGAGGAAATCTGGCGAGACTACTGTGGCCTGGCTGATCTGCCGGAAGACCCATGGGAAATGGCGGAAGACTTCCTGCACTACTGCCTCAGGCACCATGGGGATCCGCGAGACCCCAGCGTGTGTGCGCTGCTCCCGTCGATCAAGTACCAGTGGCAAGAGAACCTGGTTGCAAGGGTTCGGAAAGCGAAACAAGAGGAGAGGAAGCAGGAAGCGAACGAAGCCCTTGAATACCAACGCGCCCTCGTAGACCAAGCAGGCCCGGTGGGGGACGCATGAAAGAAGTTTTAATCTTGTTGGTCCTCTGGTTTGCCGTGACCTGGCTGCTTGAGCAGGCGATGTGAGGTGGCGAGTATCCAGCCGCGCCGACAAGGAAGCGTTGCCGTTAGCCGATAGGCACTACAACCGACAGAAGGTTGGAAGCTCGCAGTTCGTCCCGCCTGGTCGGTGCGTCGTGCTCTTGGCAGGAGCTCCCGCCAAGGCGCTGTGGGTCACGTCCTGGCCCTTTCCGGAGTACACCAAGCACGCATGGGCTGGCGCCTGGGTGAACTCATTGTTCCGGAACGAGGGCGCCGGCCTCTCCAGTGAGCTCATACTCGAGGCCATCGCCGCTACCCGTGCTGTGTGGGGAGACCCGCCAGAGCTCGGCATGATCACCTTCGTAGACCCACGCAAGGTCCGCAAGAAGCGGGACTTCGGCCGGTGCTATAGGCGGGCAGGATTCAAGGAAGTGGGCAAGACCAAAGACCTGGGCCTCATTGCGCTCCAGCTGTTGCCCGCAGACATGCCGCCAGCAGAACTGGCAATCAACTCAACCCTCCAACTGTTCTCCGGAGACATACAACATGCCTGAAACGTGGGCTGCAGTAATCCATGGAGACTGCCAGAACCTTACAGAATCATCTACCAACGCGGCCAGGTGCTGCGTGACGAGCCCGCCCTACTGGAACCAACGGAACTATGGAACCGATGGCGAGCTCGGCGCTGACCAGACCAGGAATGAATACGTCTACCAACTGGCCAACAGGCTGGACATAGTCGGGAACATCCTCACAGACGACGGAACGCTGTGGCTGAACATCGGAGACGGCTACCACAACAAGGAGTTGGTTGGCATGCCGTGGCGCGTGGCTCTTGAACTCAAGCGCCGTGGCTGGATATTGCGCTCCGACATCATCTGGCACAAGACCAATCCCATCCCTGCAGGAGGTGGCGTCACCAATCGTTTCACGCCATCGCACGAATACATCTTTCTCTTTGCCAAGCAGCACGACTACTACTTCGATATGCAGGCTGTGCTTGAACCACTCAAGCATCCGAACGCCACCATCACAGCTGGCTTTGGCGGGCACAAGCAGAGCGGCAACGACACCTACAGCGGGCGCGTGTACAACGCTGACGAGCTCGACGGCCGCCGACCGAGAGATGTCTGGTCCATGCCTGTGGCCAGGTACGCAGGAAGCCATCAAGCGGTCATGCCGGAGCTGCTGGCAGAGCGCTGCATCAAGGCCGGGAGTGCAGTCGGAGACCTGGTGCTCGATCCATTCGCCGGCGCTGGCACCACCGGCCTGGTGGCGAACAGGCTGGGCAGAAACTTCCTGGGCTATGAGCTCAACGAAGAGTACGCAGAAGAAGCTCGCAGACGAATCAGGGGCGACGCGCCTTTGTTCCGACAAGTTAGGGAAGGACGATGACACGCACAGAACTCAATGACATCCTCGCAGGACGACGCTTGGTTGTCTCTGTCAGCGGTGGCAAGGACTCCACGGCCTGCTGCCTGTACCTCATGGAGTTGGGCTTCGAGCCTGACGAGTACGACCGCATCTTCTTCGATACTGGATGGGAACACGACCTGCTCTATGAGTATGTAGAGAACGATCTCCCAGCTGTCGTGGGGCCCGTGACCAGGCTTCAAGCCAAGATCGACCTCAAGGAAGAGTTGGTTCCAATCGCAGAGCATTTCGAGAAGATGCTTGGAGTGGAGTATTCCTCGATGGTGCGGCTCTGTCTGAAGAAGGGAATGTTTCCCTCTCGCGTCAGGCGGTGGTGTACTCAAGGCCTCAAGGTCTTCCCGGCAAGGGATTACCTCCTTGAGCGCGAGGGCCAAGTGGTCAATGTCGTGGGCATCCGGGCCCAGGAGAGTGCCGCCCGGTCTCTCATGCTGGAATGGGAACACAGCGGAACCTTCAAGTGTGATGTCTGGCGCCCACTGATCGACTGGTCGGAAGAGGATGTCATCGCTATCCACCAGCGCCACGGGGTGCGCCCCTGCCGACTCTACCTTGAGCAAGGATCGACCAGGGTAGGCTGTTACCCATGCATCTTTGCTAGAAAGGCGGAGCTGCGGGCCATGAGCGACTTCACGCCAGAACGCCTAAGCATTCTTGGCGAGCTCGAAGAGGTCGTTATGGATATGGCCGCGGCTCGATATGCCGACAAGGGTGAGACCTTCGAGTCTCTCGGATATCATCCCCCTACCTGGTTCCAGAATCCGATCTCCAGAACTGACGCGAAGACGGGAAAGCGTGCGGGTGATGGCTGGCCTATCGACAAGGTGATCAAGTGGGCTCGCACCACTCGAGGCGGGAGCATGAACCAGGTAGAACTCTTCACTGACCCGACAGGCCATCAGGGCTGTGTGCGCTGGGGGATGTGCGACACTGGTTCAGAGAAGTAGGGGCGATGAAGAAACTCATCCGGGTATTCCCAAGGCGCAACTCCCACACCCCGAAGGATGCGTTGGCATTCGTCGGCGACCCGCCCATGTTCAGACCTGACCCATCGGTCGTGAGTGAGGTGCATGTCTCCGTGGCATTCACCTGGGACATCGAGAAAGGCAAGAGGCTCCAGAGAGCATGGGCAGCCCACTACCCCGTCGTCAAGATTGGCGGCCCCGCCTTTGATGAGGAGCAAGGGAAGTTTGTTCCGGGCAAGTACATCAAGGAAGGCGTGACATTCACAACACGGGGCTGCAACAGAAAGTGTCCATGGTGTCGGGTCCCAGCTCGGGAAGGACGCATCGTTGAGATACCAGACTATCCGCCTGGTTGGATAATCCAGGACAACAACTTCCTGCAGGCCTCAAGAGCTCACCAGGCCGGAGTGTTCGAGATGTTGCGGAACCAGTCAGAACGCATTGAGTTCGCCGGCGGCATCGACTGTCGCCTGGTCAATCCCTGGTTTGCAGAACAGGTACAGACCATCAGGCTCGGACAGATCTTCCTCGCGGCCGACACCAAGCTGGCCATCCACCACCTGGAGAAGGCGAGAGAGATCCTCAGTGACGTCTCCATGAAGAGGCTCCGGGTCTACACCCTCATTGGCTTCGGCAACGACACCATAGAGAAGGCGACCAGCCGCCTCGAGCGGGTGTGGGAACTCGACTGTATTCCTCATGCCCAGCTGTACCAACCAGAGGACAGGTGGATCGATTACCCCACAGAGTGGAGGCTCCTGTCTCGTCTCTGGTCAAGGCCTGCCGCCATGTACGGGGCCCACAAAGCGAAGGAGCAAGCTCTCAAATTTGTGGCGCCATTGTTCCGCGGACATCAAAAAACTCTCAACGAGTGACGTTGCCTTGACAGGCAGCAGGCAGTTGCCTACATTGGCTACAGCACACAACACGAGGAACAGACATGAAGCGAAGCGCAGCCCCCCGACCACTGCTCGTTGAATACGACGAGAACTACGAGCGTGACGTATGCGACCAGGTACTTGATGAGCTCTGGGCCGTACTTGACAATAGCTCCTTAGACTTTGAGGATCAGGGCATCGGGCATTACGAATACTGTGGCGCCACAGGCGTTCACACGAACATCGTTCCGATGATTGACCTGGCCTTCGATCAAATCGTCATGGAACTTCCAGACAGTGATGAGGAGTTCAACCTCGGAGAGACGCTCTCGATCTGCAAGAGCGTGCGCAACGACAACGGAGACGATGCCGGCGAGGTGACACTCATGGCCACACGCTCCGAAGACAGCACAAACAAACGACCTATTTACAATTTATTCCAAGGATAGATCATGGGACATAGCAGGAAATATGTAGACCAAAAAGAACGCGTGGACACTAAGCCCGCGCTCGATGCTCTTGTCGAATCGCTAGGTGGCGGCATTCGCCCAGTGGCCAGAGTCCTCGGCACGAGTCACACAGCGCTATGGCACATGATGAAGGGCAACAGGCCCCCGCCCATGATGGACACGATGGTCGCTTACGCAAGGCGCGCAAAGGCAGAAACCGGAATCCAGATGAGCTTTACCATTAGTCATACTGGAGAGCTCACCTACTCCGTGGAAATGGCTGGCTGACTTTCGCGTCAGTCTTCGAATCCTCCGCGGAGACACCATGTGGATTCAATCTGCAAAAGAGGTGCCGCTTGGCACCATAGCTACAGCTGTCGGTTTAGCACCGAAGCGCGGTAGGTCATTCGGACCATGCCCCCACTGTGGCGCAGAGACACGCGGCAGCAACGACAAGCGCGGTCCCGTCGGTGTGACGAGGGATGACCGCGCCTGGAAGTGCCACGCTTGCGGTTCAGGTGGTGATGCTATTGATCTGGTGGCCATCAAGATGGAGGGCGACAGGCTGAGGAATCTCACCGCAGAAAAGAAGCGATCTGTGAAAGAGTGGTTCCTCCAGAGTGGATGGATTGAAGAACAAACCAACGGCACACCGGTGACGCAGCCACAACGACGAGAACCCAGAAAGAGGCAACGGCCAAGTCAAGAAGAGGTCATCGCCTTGTGGTCTGCCAGCCGAAAGATCGAGACGCTCACTGGCTCAAACACAGACACCGCAGTGCTGCGGTTCCTTGAACGACGACAGTTCGACATCCCCTCACTCATCAAGTCAGGCGTGGCCCGCGTACTACCGGACCCAAACCAATACACCTGGCCAGACTGGTGGCCAAGACGATGGAGTTCTCAGTGGAAGCTCATCGTGCCGGCCTTTGAAATCGACGGCACCTTTGCCAGCATTCACGCCAGATCAGTTTTTGATCGGAAAGATGCCCCGAAGACCAGGTGGCCGTTAGGTGTCGAGGCTGGCGGTCTTTTTATGGCCAACCGCGAAGGGATGATGCTGATGAAAGGCAGCGCTACAAAGGATCTACAAGGCCTTCTCATCTGCGAAGGCATCACTGATCTCATCATGGCCTGTTCCGAAGCCGCAAAGGCCAACACCAAACTCGCTATTATCTCCGGTGCCTCCGGATCTTTCTCCTCACTTTCCCGTTTGAACGTGCCAGACAACGCAACCATCTACATCGGGTGCGACCCTGACGAACAGGGCGACGAATACGCCAGCACGATTGCCAAGACCTTGGCGCCACGCAAAGTCTACAGGCTTCCACTGGAGCGAACCATTGCCTGATCTGTCCGAAACCCTGACCGAAGCAAACGCCCCCACTCTAGTTGAGCTCATGGAGGCAGCGATAGACACTGGACCCGTAGGTCCGGATGGTAAACCCACGGGCAGCGCTGGGCAGGAAGAGCAGGCCAGCAGCAGCGTCCTGTCTATGCTTCAGATGATGACTACCAAGGACGGCACCAAGGCCGTTCGCCCCACCAAGAGAAACGCGTACCTCATCATTTCCCACGACCGACGCTGGAAAAAGAAGGTCTGGAAGGATGACTTCAGAAACGTCCTGATGCTCGCCGACCAGGAATACAGAGATACAGACGACACCCGCATCGCCATCTGGCTTGAGAAGGTGTACGACATGAGACTCAGCACCGGCCTGGTTACCGAGGTGGCATCGCTGATTGGTGAAGAACGCAAGCGAAACCCACTCATAGAGTGGTTGGACTCTTGCATCTGGGATGGAACGCCGCGCATCTCTGAGTGGTTGATCCGGGGGGTCGGTGCGGCCGACAATGAACTGCATCGAGATGTAGCTCGCCGATGGCTCATTCAGGCCGTAGCCCGAGCCGTGCAGCCTGGCTGCAAGGCAGACACCGTGCTCATCTTGATCGGCAAGCAGGGCGCCAGAAAGAGCACAGCCTTCCGCACCCTGGCCGGCGAGCAGTACTTCTGCGATACGCCGATGGATATCGGCTCGCCAAACGCCTACGCACAGATTCAGCGCACCTGGATCTACGAGGTGGCCGAGCTCGACTCCATCCGGAAGAGCGCGAACTCAGCCACCAAGGCATTCCTGTCCGCCCAAGAAGACACCTACCGCCCAGCATACGGCCGCCACGCGGTCACTAAGAAGCGGCATTGCGTGTTCTGCGGCACCACCAACGAGAAGTCCTTCATCTCTGACATGACTGGCTCACGCCGCTTCTGGCCGGTCGAGGTGGGCACCGTCAATCTGGACTGGCTCAACGCCAACAGGGAACAGCTGTGGGCTGAGGCCGTCGTAGCCTATCGGAACAATGAGTCTTGGTGGCTGCAGGATGACCGGGAAGATGACCTTCAGCAGGTTTCGGACGAGTACCGACAGCAGGATCCGTGGGAGGAGATACTGGTCGTCTGGATGGACACAAGGTACCAGAGCCAGGTCACCACCCAGGAGATTATGCAAGAGGGCCTCAAGCTGGAACCGTACCAGATGAGCAAGCCTTCCGAAATGCGTGTCGGAACAATCATGCGCTCTCTCGGTTACGAGAGAGTGAGAAAGATGCACAAGGGCACTCGTACTTATCTCTGGTCTAAGATGGGAGATGTCATCGAGATCGATCGGCCCAGAGAAGTTGAAGACGACGCCTCGTACTTTTAGGAATTCACATGGCCTCCTATAGAAAAATGAACCTGGCGCCAAGCGGCACAGAAGGCGATGGCGACCCAATCAAAATCACGGACACGAGCGGGAACGGGTCCTTCATTCACGACACGCCCTTGTCTACAAACGTCAAAGACGAGGTCTGGCTGTGGATGACCAATACATCGGCCGCACCAGTAGAGGTCACGATGCACATCGGCTACCTGACAACAGCCACTGCAGCCGTGGACCAGAGAACTATCTTCACCGTCCCGCCAAAGGCTGGTTGGATGCTTGTACTACCTGGTCAACCACTGCGTGGGAACGGCACCTTAGGTCGCCGCATTGCGGCCTATGCTGGCAGCGCCAACGTAGTCAATGTCATGGGGTATGTGAACAGGACAGCCATCACAACCATATCGGCCGCAGCCACACCATCGTAGAACTATGAACAACCAAGTAGATTACTTTCTCGCCAAGATCGATAAGATCGACCTGCAGTCAGGACTCGGGTTCCCGGTCTCCGTGAAGAGGCTGTTCAGTCTCTACGACTCAACGTCCACCGAAATCGAAACCATGATTGATGACGGCAGCATGCTCAGGCTGTTGATGATTGGAATCAACGCCATGTTTACAGAGCCCCCCTGGGTTGTTGAGGAGCTCCAGCTGGAATCGATCAGCGATGTCAACTCCTATGTTGGAGACGCCCTGTTCGAGCTGGAGCAGGACGGAGAACTACCAGACGACATTGAGATTGCCGGGATAGAGAAGTGGATAGGGATGCGTCCATACGAGTTGTGGAAGCACGCGGACGCTTCCCGTCGTATGCTGAGTAGTGAAGAGGAGACGTTCTGGAACCTTCTGTCCGAGGAATGCTTCGTGCTCTCCTTCATGGAGTCAGCGAGAGCCTGGCATATGGCGTTCGTGAGCGAGTTCCTCCAGAGCCTGGTGCCGATCGAAAGCTTCCCAATGCCTCGGTAGATAGCCAAGTGATACTACCCGAGGGCTGGAATCTTGAAAGCAGTGAAAACGGCTGGATGGTAGTAGACGATGACGATGACCTGGTCGCCTACGGACCACGGTACGAAGCCGTGCGCACAGAGCTCAAGAAAACTCTTCGGCTTCGCAAGGAGTGGATCGCGTTCCAGTTGATGACAGCTGCGCTGCGCACCGAAATCGAATCCTAGGATTTCTTCTTAGCCGCCGGCTTCTTTGCGGCGGCCTTCTTTGCGGGTGCCTTCTTCCGTGCGGCAGGCTTCCTCTTGGCGCGGCTGAGCTTCACCGAGTCGTCCTTGGTGCCGAACTTGCCGTCTGGGCCCGCATCAACTGTGGCCTTGATGGCGCCGACGTTGACGGTGATCTTGCCTTCTCCGACCATCGATTCAAGCATGTCGATGTGAGCCAGCAGTTCCGGCAAGTCCTTGCTGAGATTCCGCCGTTTCCAGTTTCTTCGGATATCTCTAAGTTTGTCTCGATCAATAAGAGGCATGGGAACTCCTGTTTGTTAGGATGGGGTTGTGGCAACTTCAGGCGTGATTGTACCGTTTCCGGGGCACGAGCTTAACTGGGAAGATATCCCCAACGGAACAGTCGTTCGGCATGGAGACGTCTTCGCCCTTGATGGTGAATCCGGCGTAGTCATTCCAGGCTTCTGCGCTCGGTGCGGTCCAGGGTCAGTGCTGCTGCTGATCGATTCAAACAAGGTGTGCACCTGGTGCCGCTATTCAAAGCCGCAATTTGAACGAGAGGCCAGGCCACTCGGCGGGTGAAACAACACCGCTGGTTGCGCGTGAAATGGCGACGGCCAATGATAGTGATGGAATCTTTCTTCCTCGTTCCAGGTCGCGCAGGTAGTGAACGCTAAGGCTTTGATCCATTGGCGCCAGCTGTTCGTTCAACCACTCTGTAAAGGAAGCTCGGCTACTGCGGCCAGGTAACGCCATACGGTACTGCTCGACTGTGGCCATCGGGTGCTTCTCCGCTGGCAAGAATAGCCAAACTACCATAATATGTCCACCCCGATGTGTGCCTCCTTGACACACCCATCAGCCGTGACTACGCTTCCTTTATGAACATGACAACCAACGAACGGCAGCAGTGGCTCCGTGAACGAAAGGGTGGACTAGGCGGTACCGATATCGCCTCCATCGTGTGCGCATCAGCCAGCAGTGAAATGAAGAACGGTTCCTTCGGGAAGAGCCCGTTTGCGCTCTGGTCGAACAAGATGCGCCTCGAAATCGAAGAGCAATCAGACAATCCAGTCATGAAGCGTGGCCGGATCATGGAGAAGTATGTGTCTGAGCTCTACGCCGAGAGCAATCCAAACGTAGAGGTGAAGGAGTGTGGCCTGGTCTGGCACCCCGAAAGGCCGCATATCTTTGGCACTCCGGATCGCATTGTCACAGACTCACGCAATCAAACGTGGGGGCTGGAGATCAAGACCCGCAGATCCTCGCGCGGATGGGGAGAAGGCGGGACAGGCCTGGTTCCACTCGATGTCGAGGTGCAGTGCAGAGTCTACATGGAGGTGTCCGATCTGGATCGATGGGATGTCGCCGTTCTGATTGGACTGGACGATTACAGAGAATATCGAATCGATCGCGACAAGGAACTTGGCACACAGATCCTCGATACCGCCCTCGCCTGGTGGGGCAAGCACGTCGATGGGAACGTCCCGCCACCTCCGGATGGCAGCGATTTAGCCAAGGCGGCACTCGCCTTGATGCACCCGCGCCCAAAAGCGGAGTCACTTCGCCCAGCGACTGGGAATGAAATCGGAATGCACGAGCGTCTACTCGAGGTTCGTCGGCTCCACAAGGAGCTCTCGTCTGAGAAGAGCACAATCGAAAACAGACTGAGGGCCGCTATCGGCGACGGCGCCGGCATAGATAAGATCGCCACCTGGAAGAAGAACAAAGACTCTCAGCGATTCGACCAGAAGAAGTTTCAAAAGGACCACCCGGAACTATACGAGTCCTACCTTTCAGTACGCGTTGGCGCCCGGGTGCTGCGCATCATTGGAGATAAATCGTGAGCAACACAGCACTTACACAGTCAGGCAGACTGAACGATCTCAAGCGATACCTTGAGCGAAAATCCCCCACCCTCAAGCGAATCGCCCCCAAGGGCACAGATATTGAGCGCATCGTCAACCTGGCCTGCTTTGAGGCCTACAAGAACGAACGCCTTCTGGACTGCAGCCCAGAGTCTGTCTACACCTCTCTAGCCAAGGCCTGCGAGCTCAACCTTGTCGCCGGCGGTGTGCTACACCGAGCCCACCTGGTTCCGCTCTACAACAGCAAGCGGAAAACCATGGAAGCCGAGCTCTGGATTGACTACACCGGCCTGATGGAGTTGGTGCGCCGATCAGGCGATGTCGCCAACTTTGTGGCTCGGGTGGTCCACGAGAACGAGGACTTCGAACACGTCTTCGATCTGGAGGGAGGAGAGGTCCTTCGGCACCGCCCGAAGTACGATGGGGATCCCGGTCAGCCCGTGCTCGCATACGCTGTGTGCTTCTTCAAGGATGGCCAGAAGCAGGTTGAGGTCATGCGCCGAGACCAGATCGAGTCCATCCGCAACTCGGCACGCAGCGGCCAGTCAGGGCCGTGGGTCACGCACACCGAAGAGATGTGGCGCAAGACCGTCATCCGACGCATCTGCAAGTACCTGCCACTCACAGCTGATGCGAGGGCCGCGCTGGCCCACGACACAGTCTCGGATATTGCTGGCCAGAATACGGACATGTTCGTGCCAGAAGCCGTCCGCAAGGACCTTGAGAAGGATGCGGGCGAGCAGGCACTGCTCAATGTCACCGAGACCATTGATGCGGACGCACCGCCTGCGCAGAGGAAAAGGCGAAAGAGCAGGGCCAAGAGGGTGGTCGAGACTGCTGCAGAAGAGCCCGCAAACGAATTCGTACACGACCACCCAGAACCAGAAGAGCCGGTCGAGCTCGCGGAAGACGCTGACCCGTTCGCTTAATCAGGATATAGGCCAACAGCCTAAGGAGTATCTCAATGTCTTTGCTGACCGAAATGGACCACATCAATGCGCAGAAGATTGGCTTGAAGCCCAGCGCCAACAAGGATTCGGAGGAAGAAGACTCCATCATGCGGGCTGAGGAATTTCTCAAGATCGTCCGCAAGGTTTGCGATAGCATCCTCATCGACAAGAAAACAGCCAAGGCCTGGTCGAGTCACAGGACCAGGCTTCACGACACAAAGTGGAAACTCACTGGTCTGATTGGAAACATCGGAGCCGGCCTGTTCGAGCAGAAGGTGAACGATACGATCAAGGACATGCTCAAGCACATCGAGCACACCCAGGGCAACGGTGAGTGGAAGCCGATGGAGTTCGAGGCCGACATCCGCCGGGATGCCTCGAGTAACGAATGTGTGATGCTCGTGGTCCGCTGGGTCGACGCGCTCAATCAAACCGACCTGCAGTACCACAACGGTGCGCCAGCTGTGAATGTCAGCGTGAAGACGCAGCCGCTGCCTGATGAGGTCCTCACGGCGCTGTCAAGCCGAAGCACCGGAGACGATGAGCTCAAGGAGCTCCTCAAGCAACTCATCGTCACCATGGCCCCCATCCCAGAAAGCGATGCGAGCCAGGCGACTGATGCCGTGGGCAGTGAAGCCGCGACAGAGTGAGGTAGGCGCGTGAGGAGGCCTATGCCTCCTCGTCGGCCTCCTCTTCCTCTGCAGGCTCTTCAGCAGCAGGTGCCTCCTCTGCAGGCTCTTCAGCAGCAGGTGCCTCCTCTTCCTCTGCCGACTCTTCAGCATCGGGAGCAGCCTCTTCTACAGGCGCTGGCTCTTCCGCGGGGGCCATAAACTGGCAGCTTCCGTATGCTGTGCTCACCACAAGGGCGCCGCCAACGAAGCTGGCCTTGATCTTGTGCTGTTCTAGTAGTGCTTTGAGGTCCATTTTCTCCTCCTAAGAGGTCAGATCTGTATCATCGATGAGCGTATAGGTAAATAGATCAGCACCTGAGCTCTTCCAGATAGACACGGCTTCACTCCAGTCTTCCAGCCGTTTGAAAACCTGGCAGCCGGCGCTCCATTTTTGAACTTCAGTGCTGTCAGTGCCAGCATGGTGGATGTTAATTCCCCACGAAATGGAGGGGTCCCCTGTGTGGTCAAGGATGGAGTCCTTCGTATTATCGCGCCAGCATTTCACGGGACCTGCCCTCTGGCACAAAGTGACATAGGTGCCCCGATGCTTGTCGAATTTGTAGACCGGGTACTGCCCTGGGCAGAGTATGGCAGTGCCCTCTACCTTCATTGGATGCTCCAGATAGTAAGTGCCTGGATCGCAAGTACACGGATAGGTCTTGTGATTCCAGCTGCCCTTCTTCCAAACCAGGTGCATCTCATCATCGAAGCTGTTGGCAATGGCATTGCTGGACCTGACGCCAATTATGTTCACCTGGCCATCGTCAAAAACCGTGTACCCTTTGGCGCGAAGCACGCCGAGGATGGCCGGTTCCTGGCCCGTATTTGGCGTTGGCTCGCCCCTTAGGGCCGCCATGGTGTTCGGGCCTATGATGCCGTCTACCCCCAACCCTTCGGCCTTCTGGAAAAGGCGGATCGCGCTCTCACATCCGCGCCCGTAGATAGCGTCCTCGGCTAGGGGCCCGAACCCAATTCTGTTCAGAATCACCTGAATCTCGCGAACGTGCTCTCCCCGAGCTCCACGTCGAATCAACATGATCTGCCTACGACATGTCCTTAATCAGAACACGAACAGTCACGTCAGATGTTGGGCTGGTGGTTCCGGCAATACCGCCTTCCGTCACGCATCGCAGCGACAGGTTGGCAATTTCGTCTCCTGCTGGGGTCGTATTTTCAGTCATACAAATGAACTGCCGCTTCACGCCGGCCTGCACGCGAAGAATGAGTTCTGGACTTGCACTGCCGCCGTCAGCAGGGTCCGCGCTGTCGTACACCTTGAGGTGAGCAAAGGTCGTGGTGTTTCCGGTGTTGTCGATCTCATACATGATCGGCCCTAGACTTCCAACACTACCAGTAAGGTCGTTGCTGCTGGTCGTAGTGCAATCGGTATCCACCACCTCAATGGATGCGATATTCGTTCTGAATGTTGTTGCGGAAGTAGCCATGGTATCAATCCTTCTTAATAACGATCCACATAGTCAGCGCACTCGGTGCCGTTGTGGCCGTAATGCCCTGCTCTTCCGACGCAAAGTAGCTCAAACCAGTTGGGAACGTCACCCCGTCTGGAACAGTCCAGATGCTGGTATCGCTACCCTTGCACTGCAGCACCCAGTTCGGATGATCAGTACCAGGCACGCATGTCTTGGCGTCGAACAACTTGAGGTATGCAGTTGCAGAGTCTGTGTTCTTGGCGCAGATCGTATACCAGGTGCCAGAGCCGCCAACGATGTTCTCGACAGCGGTAAGACCGACTCCGGTGTCGTAAACAACGTCGGCACCAATACTGGTCGACATTGTTGTAATGCTGATTGCCATGATCTACCTACGGTTGGACTGGAGCTGCTGGTTGTGGCTTCTCTGCAATAGCCTGTTGAACGATGTCAAGACATCGCTTTAGTCCTTCAGGCATTCCGTCGTCTCGGGCTAGTACCTTCACAGTGTACTTTGCGGAGTTATCCGAGCTCCTCGTGTTCTCATTGTGAGATGAGACTGACCCGTGGATCTTCACGTCAACACTGACCGGGCCCCACCCTGCTTTGATTTCGGTATCCAGGGTGGCCTGGTAATCGCGACTGGCCTTGGATGAGGTGCTGGACTTCACCTCCATCGTGAATTCCACGTCCACTTCCTTCACAGATAGCGATGGAGTATTCAGGATAGCAAGCAAGGGAACAGAAAGACTATTGGTTTCTTCTGTGAACCCACCCTGCCCATCGTTCACCGGCTTCTGGTAGGTGAAGTCAACCGTCCTGGTTGTGAGGACACCATTCGCATCCTTCTCAAGGCCAACGGTCTGAATGAAGTCTGCAGTAGCAGCCGCGAGCTGTACCTGTGAATCGCATGCAGCCTTGAGTGGTCCACCGATGAGTTGATCCATCGGCAAGCCACCAAACTGGGAGGACATTGAGACGAGGCCATCAGGCATTTTTTCTCCTAAGGAATGAGCTTGATCAGTTGGTTATCGATTCTTACTGCGCCTTCCGCTGCATCGTTGCCGCTAAACACGAGCTCAAGCTCAGCCATATTACCGCTTTTCTTTCCAAGAAACCCGCCCGTATTCGTGTTGATGCGAATCTTTCTGTGCTCGCAACCAAGATCGGCCTTGTCATCGAGGCCATGGAGTTGAACTTTCATCTTCACGGAGATCTTGTCGAGCATCAGCTGGCTGTTGGTCGTCAAGGTAGAGAGTGGAACCTCGATGTCTCGCTCAATCTTTTTGCCATCCTCCCAGAACGGCAACCGCAGAGTGACCATGCGCGGCCTGTAGACAGCATTACCGTGGTCATCTTGCGCTGGAGTTCCGTCGTCGTTTAGCACAACGACCCACTGCTCTTCCTTTTGAATAGCGGATAGAGCGGCCTGCTCACCTATGTTCGAGGCCTTGATGACCGCGTCGTGGAGCGCGGTGGTTAGTTCATCGAGGGAGAAGCCACCACTCACCAGGATGACCTCATGGTGGAGTTCCTCGGAGGCTCCTCATCCCTGTCTGTCTGACACTCACCTAAAAGAAGAGCCATGGTTTGGAGGCTATCAATCATTGCCCGGTGGCTGGCCTCTGCCGCCTCTGCCCGAGCAACAGCTACAGATATTTCGTTCTCGTCAGGGCATTCTCGTTCTTCTTGTTCTTCTTGTTCAACAAGAGACAACCCACCCAAACCGATACCGCTACCGCTGCCCAGTAGCAAAACCCAGGCCCACGGCGGCATGCCCGAGAGAGGATTGAAACCCTTTCCTTTGTCATCATCGGGCATCACACACGATCCTATACACGACTATGCCGTCAGCGTGATTCGCACAGTAGGCTCTTCTCCAGAAGCCGGAGCTGCAGAGCTTGACTCTGTATTGCTCGTGGAGAGCCAGTAGTACAACTGCCCGCTTCCGTTGATCCACGCCAACGGGATCCCCTGTGGAATCGTGTAGATGATGCGCTTGCCTGCCGGCGCGTAGAATTTCATGTCAGCTGCTGTGGTGCCAATATCTGGTGTTCCGGAACTCGGGAAGGTCATCTTCAAAAACACAGCGGCACTACCGACCTGATTATCGAGATCTACCTGCAGCAGAGAACCACTCGTAGCGCCAGTCACTGTAACGACAGTTGTTGTCGCCGCCGTGTCCTTCCACATGAAGGAAGCGAGGGGAGTCAGTGCTGTGATTTTTGAAGTTGCCATTACTTGACCGTGAAGTACCCGGTGATGGTATCACCAATCGCTGTATTGCCTGCTTTGGCCGCGGCATTGACCTGCCATACACCAAGGACATCAAAGGCAACACCGCCAGCAGAGCTCACCGACGAATCAGTGATGTCTACTGAAATCGTATTGCCTTCTCTAAGCGGAAACTGAATGTCCGATGGGTCTGTAGCAACCACAACAGCTGTGTCCGTCAACGTGAGCTTGATGAAGCCGGTCTCTGTCCCGCCGTTTGTTGCTGCTGAGAGCGAAATCGCATGGAGGGTTCCAGATGACAACTTGACGTTGTCTGAAACAGTGGCATTGATAGCCGTGCTCTTGATTACATGAGTGTTGAGCTCAAGCCCATTCGTGCTGCTTACAGCCATTAGTTACACCTCGCGTCAGTCGCCTGGCAGATAGCCGCGACCGACAAAGCCAGGTCCTGTTGCTCTGACCGCATCTCGCGCTGCTCGGTAACGATCTCTACCATGACCTGTGTGTGGTCCTGCATTCTTTGGTGGTCCACCGGGTGACCGGGGAGGTCCTCGTGAACGTCAAGCTTTTCGGCGACCTCTTCGACGTCTTCCACTGTACCAAGCACTTGGGCGTAGACTCCCGCTGCGCCCCAAAAGACAGGCAAAGACCACAATGCAATCTTAGCTAAGAGGTCTTTGCTCACGCCGAGCCCTTGCCCAAGAGGTAGTAGGTCAACTGGTTGATTGAGAGGGAAGAGAGGTCATACTCGAAGGTCTGAAAGTATTCGACCCCCGCAGGGAGGTTTTCATCTAGCTCATCTAGAACGGCATACTCCGATGCAATGAGAGCCCATCTATCCTTGGCTATGAGAAATGTACCGGCTGGTAGGGCAACCCCCCACAAAGAGCCACTGCCCCCATCCGAGACGATAGCGTCAGCCGATGCAGAATCAGCGGCCCTTACAAGTAGTGCAGCATCCATGCTTTACCTTACAACCAAGTTCTGGCGAAGTTCCGCCAAGTCGGGTCCGCATTTGAGTACATTATCGCTGGGATGGCACGGGCGTAGATACGGAAACGCCACACAGCGACAGTATCCGAGGTAGCGGGGGTGAGTGTCTGCCTGCCCAGAGCAAGCATCCAGTTCAATTGTGTTGTTGAGTTTGGAGCAAGCTCCAGGCCGATGAGTCCTGCGGATGTGTCTCGATCATAATTCCGCGAATCATAGATCTCTTGCCCGGCATAGGTATTAGTTCCAGCCGTCTTTACCCCCAAGATAGTACTGGCCAGCGGCCCAGCAGTACAGATCCCCGAATCATCGGGGCCCATGGTCATGGTGGCCACTGTTACCTTACCGCAAGTGGTAGCAAGACCAGCCTCACCCGTCATGTTTCCGCCCTTCAAAGCCATTCCAGACAAGTGCCTCGCGACATTGCCGTGGGTTTTGACCTCAAATCCAGAGAGGGCTGGCTGCGAGTTGTCGTCTAAGTTCTCTGCATCGTCCCCGGAAACCCCCAAACACAGCCACGATCTTGGATTTACACTGAGATTGCCGCTGTCTGGGAATTCCTCCCCTACTGCATCTCTTGATGTCAGCACAACGGCCCACTGAAGGATAACAGGGGTGGCGCCAGTCACTGGGTTGCCGAGGATATCGAACATCTTCCAACTCCAACAAGCCGAAACATAGGCGTTGTGTGGCTGGAGACCCGAGCCTTGACAAGTTCCGGCAACAGTAGCTGTGCTGTAATCAGCCGTATCAGTAGCGCTTGAAATGGCGAACGTCGCGCCACTTGCCGGGACTTCTACTCCGGTCCTGTTGACAGGCGCAAGTTCCGAGGCGTCTGCATTGCCGAGGTAGAGGCGTTGGAAGCCAACGTCCTCCATGGAGAAGGTTGGCTGTGCCGATCCAGGGTCTGGCTTTCCGAGCCTCAGTGAGCCTCGTGACCTACGCGACATCAGCTTTCCGTAATCAGGTTGACGAAGCCAAAGAGATTGATCTTGCTCGCAACGCCCGCGAAGGCTTGGATATCATTGTTGCCGCTAATAAGCAGACCAGGGAGCACCTGAACAAGGCCACTGTCTGGGGGAATGGTTACCACGATGTGGTCATTCGCTGCCGTTGTTGCGCCGAACTCGATTGTAAGTTTGACAGACGTGGTGTGGATGTTGGTTGCCCAGAGCCAAACCTCATCGAAGTCGCCAGTAGCAATTGCCGTCGTAATCGGGTCGTGAACAACCTGATTGCCGCTAGCGGTAGCAGTAACGGTAAGGCCTCTTCCAGCAGTTGACCCGGAAAGTCTTCTCTTATTGAACGTAACAGCCATGAGTTGTTCCTAACTAAAAGATTGAATGCCAATGATGAGGTTGCCATCGTCTGCCGAAGCGCCACCACCACCACCGATAACCGAGTGGTCAGCGGACACGTCCATGAAGTAGGTCAAGTACCAATTAGTGCCGTCAAAGAACCACTGCGTCACGTCCCCGCTGGCTGTAACGAGGTCAACACTACCTCCCTTGAGATTAGTGCCCGTCACGTCATAAGTAATGGCCGCAGTTGAAATGACGTTGATGACTTGG